AGGTGCCGGAACGTTTTATTCTAATAATTGATGCCATTTATTTTTTTCCCTTTAATAGTGTCCGCCCTCTAGATTTTGTCCCTCTAGAGTTCTAGTAGCTGTCCACTTTAATGAGCTACTCTTATATACTAAAACTGATCCATTTTCTAAACTGGAGACATCGACGTCTCCAGCAGTATTGACATAATTAGGACCAGATGGTCCCTGAACTCCAACCGCCACTACTTCAGTCGTTCCCTGTGTATTAACAGAAACAACTTTTGAAGTTTGACCAGTTACTTTTATTTTCATGGTATCTTAGTTATTTCTGGGTTGATCGTAACTATGCCTTGAACAACACGACTCTTAGAGTTATTACCGGGGTTTACAATTTCTACGTCATACAGATATCGACCTGGCTTAATAGAAGAAGATGTTAATCCGGAAAGTTTCAAACTAAATTTCCCATTTACTGCATCGAGTATTTCGCACACGAACGAATAAGCTGTCGAAGAATTATAACTCTTTCTAAACTGAGAATATATCTGAGTTCCAAAAAGATTCATTGGAGAACCATCGTCGTTTTCTAAATCAATAATAACTGAAAAATCAGATCCTTGATCTACATCTAAGTAAGCGGTCATTGCCATTTTTTGTGTCTCTTACTTATTTATTTGAAATCATGTTTTTGATATCTCTGACTTGAGTCTCAAGCTCTTTTATTGCTTCTACTATCAAGCCCATCATATTACCATAAGCTAAAGTCATGCGATCCTCAGCTTGTATTACAGCTTCTGGAAGAACTTCTTTAACATCTTGAGCTATCAGACCAGTACTTCTCTGATTACTCTCAATCATCGTGAATGTGTATCCAGTTAGACTCTTTACTTTATCAAGTGCATTATCGATCTTTTCTAGATCTTTCTTGAAGTTGATGTCAGAAGTTGAATTGAATATTGTCGAAGATAGTGTACCAGTTGATGGATTGAATTTAAATGCAGAATTACTTTGAGCTGTTTGTGCACCAGTTGCAGATGATACAAAAGTAACAAATCTATCAGCATTTGCAGTATCATCAGAAATAGACTGTAACGTATCAGTATTAGTATCAGTATCTGTCCAAGGAACATTAACAACTAATTGTCCGCTGCCATTTACTTGTATACCATATGTTCGACTTGCAGTTGTTGATACCGAGTTTGCTGCAATGCTTTGAGTAGTATCACTGAATAATTTTACACCGCCTAATGCTGCAGATGTAGCAGCATTTAAAGTAAACGATTGTGAATCGGCACTTAATACTCCATTAGCATCAATACTTAATCTAGTACCAACTTTAATACCGCCAAGAACTGTAGCTGAAGCAATAGGTAAACTATAAACAGTATCAGTCCAAGGGACATTAACATACATCTTTTCGCTAGCAAGTTCGACTGCATAATTTTTTCCATTTGTGCCATACCCAATCTGTACACCACCTCTTGCACCATTCGTTGCTAGTGGAAGACTATAAATTGTGTCAGTATCATTATCAGCTGCCCACGTGGGAAGACCACTCACTAATTTTAATACTTGGCCATCAGATCCTTTAGCAAGTTTTGCTAAAGTATTTGCTGCACTGGCATATATGATGTCACCTGCAGCATAAGTAGTAAATCCTACGCCACCTTTAGCAATAGTTGCTGCGCCAGCAGCAATAGTCGTAGTAATTGCGGTTGTACCAGTTCCAGTAACATCGCCACTTAGTGTAATCGATTGATTTCCAGTTAAATATGTATTTGTATCAATTGTATACGTATCAGCAGCTGCACCACGTTTAATAAATCCAGCACCTGCTGTTGCCATAAGCGTAGTAAGATTAGTGATAGCTGGACCTACGACAGCTTCAATTGTTCTGTTATCTGCGGCATTTGCACTATATGCGCCACTTAATTTTAGCGAAACTGCAGTATTTGTAAGTCCTGCACTCGGATTTGCTACTGTTAGTGTGCCATCTTTAATCTCACTTTTTAAAGCAACAGTATTGTCAATTGCAATTGTTACTGCGCTAGATCCATTAAAACTTGTACCACTTAAACCAGTTCCTATTGTAAGAGCATTTAAATTATTACCAAGACTAACTCCTGAAATTGTAGATGCAGCTAGCTTAGCAATCGCAATTGCTGCACCAGTGGCAATATCTGCGTTTACAATCGTCCCATCAAGAATCATAGCAGATGTAACACTGCCAGTATCACCTGTTGTGACTACAGTTCCAGTTGTAGCAGGGAATGTTATGGTTGTTGTTCCTGCTACTGCAATAGGAGCTAAAGTGATAGTACCAGATGTAGCACCAGGTAATAAAATATTTTTAATAGTTACGTTGCTATTAAATGTAGTTGCACCGGTGATCGTACCACCGCTCTTATCAAACTTATCGTTATCTAACGCCCAAAAGTTCTTATCAATTTCTAAATTGGTAAGAGGTCTAGCAACGCTTCCGTTAGTAGCATTAGCTGATCCAGGTGTTGATCCTGCTGCGCCCGATCTATAGAAAATATTTGACATGTTTTATCCTAAACTATATCTCTATTATTTATCAATATTTAATGATAGGCATAAGGGCAATATTACGAGGACGAGTTTCAGTTCCTCCAGTAGCAAAGGTGTCTTTAAGATACGCATTTCCATCTGCTAGATTCGCACCTCCTCCAACACCTCTTAGATTTGGATAAGATCCTATTCCGTGGACGTGACTCTTGAATTCGTCTGCTTGAGCTGACAATATTGATCGATTAGGATCAACACCTCTTCCGTGATCCCATCCACGAATGAACTCGCCTCTTAAATCTGGAAGTTGAAATTTATTAGCGTTGCTTCCGCTTCCAAGAGCTGGGGAACCAAGAGCTGTCCATAGATCTAAATATGTGTCTTTTAATACCCAAGATCCATTGCATTCTAAATAACCATAGGGAACTACAGTGCTTGCTATATAAAATACAGAAGCCGCTGGAACAGGTCTTGTAGAATTAATGGCATCTTGTAAAGCTGCAACTGCAGAATTCAATGTGTTTTGAATATTATTGATAGCAACAGTAGCAAAAGCAGTTGTTGCAAGTTGATTGCTATTTGTTCCAGGAGCAGCAGTAGGGGCTGACGGCGTACCAGTAAATTCAGGTGAAGCTAAGTTTGCTTTAAGATTCAATAGACCATTGACAATTGTATTGTAATTTGTAATAGCAGTAGTAGTGTAATTTTGATACGCAGTTGTAATCTCACCGGCTTTATTGTTCACTGCAGTATTTACAAATGCTGTTGTAGATACTGTAGTATTATTCGTGTTAGCAGAAGCAGTTGGAGCAGTTGGAGTTCCAGTAAATGTAGGTGAAGCTAAATTTGCTTTTAATGCTAGAGCTGATTCAATCGTATCAATTGCATTTTCTAAATGTGATAACGTTATAACTTGCGATGGAATGCCTTGAACATAACCAGGTGCTTGTACAACTCCTGTAAATGTCTGAGAATCTACACGAGCTATTTGATTTGTCTGACCCTGAAGATGATAGAATAAACCTGAAGAAGTTGACCAAACATCACCATTGACTTTAGCTATAGAATCTGGTTCATTACCAACTCCAACATTTACCGTTGCTCGAGCACTTGTAGCAGGCGAAAGATTTAACTTACCATTTAAGCTTCCTCCTGCAAGAGATAGTCTTGTAGAATCTTCTATTGTAATATTTGCAGTGCCATCAAATGCTACACCGTTTATTTGACGAGATGTAGACAATTTATTTGCACTAGTAGCTAATGTAGCTGTTTCTGCGTTTCCATTAAGATTGCCATTCACTGTAGAAACAGTGATATCGCCCGAAGAATCACGCGCAACTACAGAAGATTTATTCGTGATAACTGGAAGAGTTGACGAAGGCTGTAGATCACGAATAGTCCAAGCGTTTACTGCATTTGCTTCAGCTAATTGCAGAGAAGTTTGACCTACAGATGTTGTTCGAAGCTTAAGCGAAATATTAGCAGCAGTAAAAGCACTAGTGCTGTACTTTAAATCTATTTGATCACGTAAATACTTAAAATTGTTATCTACTTGATCATTAGTCAAAGGGGTATTTTGATCTGTTCTAAAGACTAGTGCCATATATTACCTTTTGATTAATGTTTGAATCATTGTTTTTATTTCATAGATATCATTCTTTAGAGAATCAATTTCACTCTGTTGTTTTAGCATCAGACTTTCTCGACTCTCGGCTATTTTTTTCTTCATCTTATATTCGTTCACTTTTTCTTCAGACACATTGATAACAGCATGGCTCGTGATATCACGAGCTAAACTAGAATCTGTTTCAATTTGCACAAAATTATGCATATGCTATCACTCTCAATGCTTTCACTCTTGGTACACGAGAAGTACTAGATGATTTCATTACAATTTTTACTTGAGCAATATCAAAATCACTTACATCTAGATTTATTTCAGCTTCTGTGAATTGACGAGAATTTTCTAATTTTCGTATTGGTTTAGTAAAAGTAGTAACTTTCGTAAACTCAACTGATGAAAAATTCGTACCTTGCAATCCAGTCTTGTAATATATTACTAAGTCTGCTAGACTTGGAACATTGCAATCAAATAAAATTCTAAGATTAGTTGAAGGTTGATTTAATTTCACTTGTTTAGTAACATATTTAGCTGTAGCCGAACCAATTTCAGGATACTGCTCATTATCATTAGTAGTGTTTTCAATAACATTAGAAACTAATGTTGCAGAACAACGACTGACGTCAATTACTGGAGAAATATTATCTTTAGTAGTTGACATCGTAATTACTGGAGCAAATGATGCAGTTCCATTTTCTTCAGTCTTATCTTTTAGCTTTTGTTGTGAATCGAAAATAATATCTTGATCTAGAGGAATCGAAACATCATTGAGTTTAGCAGAAAGAGAAGTTCCTGGAAGAACAATTCTATTTACATTTATATTAGCTAAATCATAGAATATATCTGCATTAACGTGTTGATTAACTAAATTAACAGTTGCAGAATTAACTGTACTGAATACGGCTCTGTTTATTCTAAACTTAAGATCTTGATTTTGATCAGCAGTCCATGTGGATGCATTCTGTGACTTAAACAATACACCAGCATAAGGCTGCTGCGATATCAATCCAGATCCATCAACATCGAGCCTACCTGCTTCAGAAATCCAAACTTTATATTTTGCAGAGTCTGAAATAATTACTAGTGCATACTCTACACCGTTTTGAAGATATACTGGACTTGTAAATTTAAAGTTAGTAGCAACTGCGCCTTTATTGTCAACATTTACTTCCGAAGGACGTTTTATTACTTCAGAAAATGGTACAACCATTGGACCAGGATAGCCATTTACAACATTTCGTATCTGTATCTTAATAGGTAGATTTTCATCCACTTGAGCAAAGAATAAATCTACATCTGTTATAAATGCCCCACCTTCTATATCAATGAGGAACGTCTGTGCTAAAGGATCATACCATCCGGTGTCAGACACTACGCGAGATCCAGAAGTCGTAACTATTTCGGTTTTATCAGGCACTTTTTCTGTGACCACTGACGCAGTTTTTGTAGAAAGGATTGTTCTTTCTTTTATTTCTAAAACACCTTTAGCAGTATATTCTGCTTCAGCTGATGTAGAAGCATTTGCTCTAACATTATCTGCATTGTCACTGAATCGTAAAACTCTAGTACCGGTACGGAAACTCATTCCAGTTCCGTTTGGTATAGTAAATGTGCCAAACAGTTGACCAGTCTTACTTGTTACTAAGTTAGAAGGAGTAACAATATTTCCCACTTTCTTAATTTTCTTATTTGTGTCAAATTCAGATTGTAGATAATATATCGTATTACCTGAATCACTGCTAAGTGAACCAGAACCACCTTTTATATTTTCAACATATGCATAGTTATTTGTACCGTATGTTTCTTGTCCTACTATAACACATGTAACTCCAGTTGGTGTTGCATTAGCACTGCCCACTTTAATGTATTCATAAAAAACTTCACCATAAGTATATGCTGTTGTTACATCACCTTGAGAAGTTTTACGAGCATCACTATTAATATTAGATCCTACGTTTACATTTACTAAGAATGTAGGAATAGCTGTACCACTTGTGTAAGGTATAAATGTCATAACCTTAGAAGGCGTAATATAACTATCGACATTTATATTATCAAAGAAAGCATACATTCTAGTATCAGGCTTTAGACTATCACCTCTAAATAATACTTTACGTGAACGTATGTATGGAATAAGCTCAGTACTTATTAACTTATCTTCAATAATATTGTCTGTGACGTTTGATTTAATGAATGTGCTAACACCGCCAGTATAAGCTTTAGTACCAGTTTGCGCGTATGTTTCTACAGTAAGTTCTCTTCTAGCCCAACCATCTGCTTCTGGGCCTATTCCAAATGTTTGATCAAGCCAAGCACCTCCATCTCCCCAACGTCTATCGCCGCTGTATGTTTGTGTACCCGTGCTAACTTCACCAGCCCAATTAACTGACCACGATTTGTAAACAGTTCCAAGTACTCCACTACTTTCAGCTTTAGAAACTATTGCATCATATTGACTCGTATCATTGATGATAATATCTGGGCGGCGTTGAGTTTCATACCATGTATCATTCCAAGGATTGATCTGCAGCGATCCATTAAATACGAAAATATTAAATGGATTAACTGATTCACTATGAGAAGCTCTTAGTTGAGAAACCAGAGGAGTCTTAGAAGCAATTTTAAGAGTGATTAAATCTCCATTAATTTCATAGTTTAAATTGCTTCTATCAAGACTTGTTTCAACTTTTTCTAATAAAGCTATATTATTAGTGTTAAAGAAAGGTCTTAATTCTCCAGCTTTACTGTCAATAGATGCTTTCCAATCAAGAGAAGATGCTAAACCAATGCCTTGTCCCGTGAAATCATCAACTATAAATCCATTTTGAGGACGCTCTAAACCATAATTATCATATGCTTTATTGCTTAAAGTGTTTTGTTCAAGCAGCGAGAGAGTCGTGTAGTATTCCAGATTATTAATACGACTTTCGAGACGTCCTATGTCTCGCATAGTGTATCTCTTGTTTTCAATCTTATAAGGAACTACGCTTGCAGTTGAACCTTTAAACGTGTATGGTTCAACATTGAATGTATATAAGTCCATTGCATCTTTTGGAGATGCGGGAACTTTAGGATTAGAATCTGATATGCCTTTAGTAATAACATACTCACCAGTAGTACTTAGAGATAGTTTGTCTATTCGTCCAAGATAATAGTCATATTTAAATGTAGTTTGTTCTGCGTATTTTGGAATAATACCGGTATACGTGCCATCACTTGCGCGAACTGGTCTAAAATCTATGGTATTAATTTGATCACTGCTGAGTTCTTCATAAGAAATATTAGAATTTACATGAGTATACGAATTTATCGCAAAAACATCACCACCACCGTGATTGAAATAACTATAATTCACTTCCAATGTACCGGCAGGAGCTGTTTCACCTGAACGAAGAGAAACTCTAGCTAGATCATAATGAGTAGATCTAACTCCATTGTCAAAATTAAATTTAGATGTTACATCTGTAACGGTTGAGCCTACAGTAGAAGTTACAGATTGCAGTTCGTATCCGTCTGCTTTACTTAACAATGCCACACCACTAGTCAGTGTAATAGTTTCATTTATTACATTAGTCAATGTCTTATTCTTTATTGTACTGATATCTGTTGCATACACCGCATATATAATATCATATTCTCCGCTTGCTCCAAACTTAAAAGCAACAGAACTAGCTGTATATGCTGTTATTGTATATTCTGTTGCTCCAGGATTTGCAGAAGTGGTATATGTCATGTGATTACCAGTACCACGACTCACAACAATATAATTTTTTTCGTCAGTGATAACACCTAATGAATATACACTTTCTGGTACAGTTGAAGTTGTTCCTGGCGAAGTAGTAGTTTTCTTATAAAATGAATAAGAATATTCTTTGGTCGACTTAGTAGCATATACAGGAATACTGTAGTAGGAATTAATTAAATTTGGCTGATTGATAGTAGCTTCTACTCTATAAATCGCAGTTCCCGTAGTTATACTGATATTTGATTCAATTGTTATTGAACTATTACTTGTTACAGCTGTAACTCTGTATTCACTATCTGCTATAGATACATAATCACCAACTTTTAGATCTGCTATAAATGTAGTATTAACGCCATCAACTGTTGCTGAATTAGTCGACTCTTTAAGCGTTCCAACTAATTGTACTTTAGTTGGAACTATTCTTCCAGAAAAGCGTAAATACTGATTAGCTCCTGTCGCTGAATACACAAATTTTGCATCGCGACTAAACACTTTACCCGATTCAACTGACATGTTAAATAAAAATACTTTATATGTCAATGGACTTACAGTATGCAGTTGAATTTGTTTTACTCTAGCAGTAGCTACCAAAACTCCACTAGCAGGAACTGTTCCAGCATTGCCGTATCTATCATAGAATTGTAAATCAGTGTTTATACTTGGCAAAGCATTTACAGATTTTAATATAATATAATTTCCAGGACTAGTATCAACAGGTCCTGATTTTACATAAGAAGAAGCTTCACGCGCTTTATCGAGAATAAGATATTGAGTTATAATTTTTTCAATCTCATATCCACGTACATACGCTTTACCTGGTTCAACTGCAAGAGAAATTTTAGTATTAAGCGCGTTTATACTGCTAGTAGTGCCAGTAGTTGGTCCTTGATAAAGGCCATAATTATAAACTGGTGTATTATCTGCCAACCAATTAGGACTTGCAGCAAAACTTCCAGTTGTCCCAGATGTATGATCTGTTATACACTTATAAGTATTTCCTCCTGAAGTTACTATATCACCTTTAACATAAACGGTATTATTAGCCCAAGCACCGCGATCATTATTGCGATAGTCTCTTATTTGGATTGGAAATTCACGTACCGTGTAATCACCGGATTCATCGAATGTGCGGCGTGCTAGTGTTTTTTCAATTTGAGCGTATTGAGTCTTATCTACTAAAAATTGAACAACACCGCTTTTAAGAGTCAATAGAGAAATAAATTCATCTGCGTCTACTAAAGAATCATATGGTTTAGAAGTTAATACTAATTCGATTGAGTAGCGCGCAGCACCGGGTGCTGAATAGTTTGGAGCACCTAGTGCGTTGTCTAATAAGCTCTCGTCGTCTTCAGGATAAACTACACTTTCATTAACTTGTAATCCAATTTTAGCACTGGCAGCTGTGCTGTACTTTGAAACAACAGTCGTTTGTTGTTCAACAAAAACAAAATGATTTTTTATATAATATACGCCTTCTTGTATCGTTGCTGTAGTGCCTTTGCCTATAGCAGGATTCAGTGTTGTATTTGTTATTTGAACTGTAAAATCTAATCCAGTCGTACCATCTAATGGACTTATCACTTCACCGGGTGAAAAAGTACCAGATGTAGTTCCATTTCCACGGATATATTTTACAAATAATGTATCAGGTTCTGTAGTAGAATTATCAATAGCTTCTTTTGGCGTAGCAGCAAGAACTATAGCTTGGACACCAGAACTATTCTGATAAATTTTTCCAACAGCAGTTGATATAACAGAGAAAGTTTTTACTATAGCACTACCTGATATATTTTCTGCTAATTTCACATACGAGGTATTATCATCGTATGAAATTTGTCCAGGAATAATCATAGCACCATTCTTAAACATATGGTCGCCATGACGCTTAACTTGTTGTTGAAGAATTGTTTGAAGTTGCGTCAATTCTCTAGCTTGGACTGCATAACCTGGACGAAATAAAATTCTATAGAATTTCTTGTTTTCGTCGTAATCATCGTAAAATGGTTCAATATTAAAATTTAGTGCCATACGTTTCTCTTTGCGGTTAAAGTACAGGATATTTCTATATTTATCTGTAAAATATTAGAAAGTGATCGAATTTGTTACAACAACAATTTGCTGAGCAGATGGAGAAAATTTTAATCTATTGTCGATAGTTAATAAATCGCCCGAAAATTTATTAACATCTGGAAGAATTAAACTAGTGCTGCTAAAGATTACACCAGTTTTACTAAAAGTCGCACCAGAAGGTGGTATCTTATTATCTAGATAAGATAACAATAGCGCAGACTCAGTATCAGAATATGTTGCATTCTTCTCAATAACTCTAAATGTATAAGCCTTGTTTGGTACTACTGATGTGTCAGTCCAAGTTAAAATATCATCTAATTGAATAGATGAAAATCCGGATTGACCTGAAGTACCTATAGCCACGAAACATGTAGAAGCCAATGCTAATCTTAAGTTATTTTGCTTATTAAATATCTTAGGATTTTTTACAATACATACTTGGCGATAATCGTTCGTAGAAACGAATCCTTGATTCTTTTCTTTGGATAAGTTTCCATGAAAAACTATAGTTCTAGAATATAATTCTCCAACTGCGTCTTTTCCATGACCTCCTTTTGGAGATATAATAGCACTAGCATTTGCAGCAGACGCAGATGGTCCTATAATACTAACTGAAGCACGTGTATACCCAGAGCCTATAGTATCGACTTCAATCCTATCAATACTTCCCGTTGTAGTCAAATATGCAGTTGCAGTACAACCAGTTCCATCACCTGTTATAACAACTGATGGAGGAGAAGTGTAACCAAAACCTGGGTTATTTACTTTAATGACATGAATTGCTCCTTCAACTGCAGTTAATTCAACAGTTGATTGACGAGATTCAATGTCACCAATGCCGAAATTTAAAATAATAGAAGCTTGTTCAAAATCAGCATCGTCTTCAGGATCAAGAGAAGTATTAACTGTCACCGTTGCATAAGTGTAACCTATGCCTGGCTTTAAAATTTGAATAGCTTCAATTTCACCGTTGCTATTAATCAGTGGAATTAATTCTGCTTCATTTTTCTTAGTATTAACACGAAATGTCAATCCAGTCGCATTTTGACCTGAAACGTTTGCAGCCTCAACTAAAACAATATTACTTGCATTTGAATCTTGGAACAATGAATAGAACGGTTTGGAATATCCATATCCAGGATTAGTCACTGTTATAGCTGTAACTGCGCCATTGTTAGTAGTAGCTTGCGCTACTGCTTTAATGCCATTTGGAAGATCTGGATCTGTGAATAGCAGAGTAACAGATGCGTATCCGCTTCCGCCATTTATAACTTCAATAGAATCAACTTGGTAAGGATTTTCTTCAAGATATCCATCACCACTTACACTAAGTGTAGTATATACATTGCCTAAGCGAGCTATTATTGGTTCAATGGTTGCTTGACGAGATGGAGTACCTCCACTGATTGTCACTATTGGAGGATATGAATAACCTGATCCTTGATTATTTACACTAATTGCAGTAATTTGACCACTATTAATAGTGACAGTTGCAACAGTAGCTGGCACTCCTCCATTTTGATCAGGATTGGAAAGTGTAATCGTAGGAACTGAATTATATCCAGATCCGCCATCTATAATTCTAAATCCAGTAACTTTATAACTTGTTATAGGATATTTTTTACCAGGATTTTCAATACTATAAGAAAGAATAGAACCGCTAGAATAAAATTGATTTGATAATGCTGTCACGACTGGCATTGTCGTGGCCGTCAAAAACTTATTACGCACTGATAGCGGAATTGTATACATGTACTTCCAAATATAACCATCTCCCAATTTTATTGGGATAGTGGAAGTACCAGTGGGTTTTATCGAAGAAGGACTATCATTATTATTGAATAAACATTTATAAACATTGAAGTCATCAGTTAAACAATAAAATTCTGCATTCTCAAGAGCCGTAGCTCCTGAGAACGCAACTTTATCATAAAACTCAACTTTAATGACATCTCCTAAAATAGCTGGAGACAATAATATAATACTAGTTTGACTTATATTATATTGAGAAGCATTTAAAACAACGCCATTCTTGTACACCTTTACTAATTCAGAACTAAATGGCTTTATAAAGCCATAGGAATAAGGAAATGTAGTTTGACCATCGGTATTAGTAACAGTGAATGTCTGAGATTCTAACGAGTAGTCAGAGTACATATCAAATGTGTAACCAGCAACCCAATTGCGTCGCGGTACGACTGCGCAAATATCATTAGCATCTAGTTGTTTAAATAAAATAGCTTCATTACGTGTTTGATTTTCATATTCAAAAGAATCTGAAACCGGTTCTGGAGAAGTTTCATTCGTCCATGCACCGGGATGACAGTACACGTAATAATATCTGCTTATATTTGATACAATCTCTGAAATAACCGACTTTACTAAGTTGGTTCTTAAAGAAGATTTAAGAAGTGACGTTGCCATTTGTCAATTACTGAATGGTTACAGTCCATGTGATGGTGATCGAATCATTAGCAGCTTTGTTAACTACATCGAACGATGTTTTACAAAGCATAGTTCCAGCCTTTGCAGTAGCGCTGTTAAAAATACCAGCTTCAATCAAAGAACCTGTACCAGTACCAGCATTGAATGTTGCGGCGTATGTAACTGTAGCACCTGAAACTGTACCACCTGCTACAGTTAATCCAACTCGTGCAAGTTCATCATATGTACCACTACCTGAACCACCAGTACTTAGAAGTGCAGGACTGTCATTTGCTGCTGGCGTGGTTTTAGCTGGATTTGATCCAACAGTGCTACTACCACCAATTGCCATGTGACTCATTTGAACTGGAATAGTATATCCACTAACCGAGTCTTTCATACGTCCAGCAATCCAGGATTTTCCTACATTGTGAACTACGTTAGAATAAAAACGGTTTTCGATTAACTCACCGTCTGGACCAAAGTGGGCGATAGAAAGTGTACCGCCTAACTCGATGAAATTTGAAAATTTTGGAATTGTGATCATGTTTTTACCTTTACAAATTAAGAGATTGCTACTGTAATACGCTCTGCATATGTCTCGCTATCATACGAGTATGAAGTGAGAGGATCTAGAGCATCATTTTGATTATATGCATTATAATAAAGGGTTCCTGATGTATTTATAGAAGAAATTGAATCATCTGGTGTACGAAAATATGCAGCACCAATTCTTATTTCTGGGTTGATTAATACATATGAAACGCCGTTCCATTGCCATTCACCTCCAACTGCACTTGCAAGATCATCTATAGTGCGTGGAGTTATAGCTTTTGCAGAACTATCAGTCGCTAAAGCCGGATCTAACGATACTAATGGTACTGTTGATCTGTCATACGTAACAGTTCTATCAAAAGAATCAGTTTGACTTGATGTGCTTTGTATACCAGGTTTTGTCACATCTTTAATATCACTTGAAGACAAATGACTTGCCGTTGTGGTCTGATAAAATGTGCCGTTTTCAATAGATGATATATCCCAAGATCTAACAGCACTTTCAGAATTCGCTGTCGCATCATCTGTTTTTGCCTGTTCTACTTCTTTACGAGTTATTTCATCGACTGATGGAGCTGTGTCGCTAGTAGTATTTTTATCGAAATCATCTTTAATACTATCATTTTGAGTTGATGTGCTCTGTATGCCAGTTTTTGTCACATCTTTAATATCACTTGAAGACAAATGACTCGCAGAAGTTGTTTGATAAAATGTGCCGTTTTCAATAGATGATATATCCCAAGATCTAATAGCACTTTCCGAATCAGCTATACTACTATCTGCTTTAGATGCGTCTACTACTTTAGTATCAATTGAATCAGTTAATACATTTGTCAGATCTGCACTTCTTTGTATCACGTCGTTATAACGTTCGTCAGACGCGCTGTATAAAGAATCGCTTGAATCGATATTTTTTTCATCATCGTATCGATTTGCTGTCATAGGATCTACAGTAGACCAACGATTTTGATCTGTTTCTCCAGCTAAAGTGCCATCAGGTTTATATTTTTGTATTGATAATTGTATGTCCTTAATGTCATTTAAATAGTTGTGTACTGCTGTCGAGACAGCATCAGATGAAACGATATTTTTATTAATTGATCTAGTACCTTGATCATCTGTAATATAGTTTTGTTCAAAAAACTGTAAGCGAATAAATGCCAACAACGGAGTCGCTGAAACATAATAATCATTTTTAATATTGTATTCGGCAAATAATTCAAGACCTGCAGGATGTAATAACTGTTTTACTATATCATAATATGAATCAATTTGTTGTTCTACTCGAATAACATATGAAAACAACTGATAGTATTTTCCATCTTGAATGTATGATTCGTCGGAAATAAATCCATCAGATGATGAATAATAACCAGGATAAATCGCTACTGCGCCTAATTCAACTTTGATTTCAGCAGCATCTTCATCAATTACATTCGTGTTACTTGCATTAGTATAAAATGATCCTATTATTTCACCAACGTATGAACCGTCTACATAAAATACATTCTGATCGTTTGCAATAGAAGGAGTGTAAAATTTGTCAAAATAGAAATAATCTTGACGATTAATATAACCATAATCTACAAATCCATTAGTACCATCAGAATAAGCAGGTGAATTTGATAAAACTTTAAAAGTGATAGTTCCACTAGTTTCTGCTGGCTTACTTAAAAGTAAAGTATTATCACTCAAAGGAGTAGTTGTAGAAGCTGAAACACTTTTTACAGTAATAAGAGTAGAAGCTGTACCATTTCCAGTTCCTATTCCAGTTGCAGTAAACACTGTTCCTATATTATTATTTTCTGCTCCTATAGATGTAAAATCAGTAGTACCTGCAGTAACTATAGTGTACTCATTGCCTATAACAAAATTTCCAGCATTATGCACAACTTGTTGTGTTGCATTAACGAAATTACCAGTACCAGAAGTTTTAACTACTGAAAGATTTGTGAATGCAAAAGGAGCTTGTGCATTTAAGGCTACGGAATTACTACCCTGAGTAACAGTTCCAGTTAATGTTGTAAGTACACCATATGAAGTATTTCCCGAATATGTGGGAGTTCCAGCTATTAATGCGGTTACAGGACTATAATACGGAAGCGCTACAGCTTGTTTGTTACTTAATTTTGCATAGAACGTAGATTTATAATCTAATCCAAAACTAATGACTTGTATCTTTTCGATAGATCCGCCAGTTCCTATTTTTGTGATCTTAATTAAGGATCCATCTCCATCTGTTGTTTTTAGATAATATAATTGTCCTGCTTCGAAACTAGCGCCTTTCGAAACAATCGTGTACTTATTGGGACACTCTATGATTTCGCCGTAATAACTGCCATCTTCTGAAGAAACTATATTTCCAACTTCAATATCTTGTACATAAGAACGATCAATGAAAACTTCGTAAATGTTTTCGCGATAATAGACAACTCGAGGACAAAAAACATAAATTTCTTTTTTATCTGTTTCAATCTTAATGATTTTTTCGCTGAGATTGAATAACTCTCCTGAAGAAGATCTCACAAAAATTGATTTTTCTTGTGTCCACTTTCCGTCAGACGCTTTCAACATCTGTGTTGATGGATAAAAAATCTCCGAATCTTTATTGAATAAAATTCTAAATAAAAATTGGAACGATTCTTTCGAACCTCTAGACTGGTAGAACTGACGAATTTTTTGAAGAATAAATCTTTCATTCTTCAGCGTATTTGTTGGAAATAATGCAGAAAGTTCTTTTTTAAATCTAACTATAAACTGTTCAAGAGTATTCTCTATTGAACGTATATCTTCTAAATTTCGTTGCTGAGTTTCATTTAAAAACTCGTAGTAAGCTTTTATAAAATTTACAAATAGCTCGTACTCTCCCCTTATGAATTCGGGGATTTGTCGTTCTAATGCAACTGAAATTGGAGTTTTTTCCATTATGTTCTACTAGAAGAAACTTGATGATTTAATGAAGATGTTTCTTGTACTACATTCACTGTCAGATAATTTAAATCGATATTAACTATTTCGTTATAAAGACCAATAATATCATTAGACCTTGTTTTTATAATAAATTCGAAATTAGACTCTACCAATCCAGAAACAAATAGAGAATTTATCTTTAATTCTCCAGTATCATAATTTACAGTACCAATGCTAGAATTTACAAAAACTTTTGCGTAATCTAAAGGATTATAATAAAATAATCTTAGTTTTCCAGCACCATCATCATCAATATAATATGCCGTCTCGGTATTATTAATGTAAAATCCAGTCGTCATAACAACTTCTTCAGGAACACCTGGATTGAAAATTGGGTTATTCAACTGTACTGTGTAACTGGTGGAAAGATTAAATATAACATCTACAATTCGTCTAAGTGTGATAGTAGTAATATTATTTATGATAGACGTATCAGCATCGTCTATTGCTCTAATCAATCTAGAATATCGCAGTACTCCATCAAACTTTTGAAGATACGTATCATTATAATCTAAGATAGATTGACGAACAATCTGTTGCATTTGAGAAGAAGATTTGTTCGTTAAATTAGGATCATAATAAACAGTTGTTTCTAATTGAATAGTGTTATAAATTGGATCTACCATTGTAGGAAGAATACCAAGCATTGACTTTGGTTTTATTATGTCTTCTATAATCGTATTTTTTTCTGACTGAGTTAAAAACAAGCTTGATTGAGGCTTTATGCAAATATAAACTTTGCCATAAACTGGAGGGTTCATTGTATCGCCGCCCCAGCAACTAATTGAATCGATATCTGGATAATTTGTTTTAATTATATCAACGTAGTCTAAAGAAGTTACTGCTCTATCTTGTAGCTTATACTTGTGAGAAACATTATATTTGATTTCATCAACGGTTTCTGCTTCTCTTCCTCCAGCTGCAGTTTTATTAACTGTTATTGTTGGATTAGTTCCAAAACTAGGTCCATTATACGCAAATAACTTAATGCCATTTGCAACAGAACCACTAGTAATCATATACTCTACTGTTATTACAGATCCAATATCTGGCTCTTTTCCAAGATTATCTTTTCCAAAATAAATTTCGTATTGTTGCCCTTCTATTTCTCTTACGAAAAACACTTCGCTTGAAGAATTTAATGTTATAATTTTTTCAGCGTACTTGTATGTTATCGTATTGAGAGACGTAGGATCTTTAATAGTAACTCTTATTGTGTTTACATCTATATTTTCGTTTTGTAAAACTACTTTTGTGTTAGTTAAAAAGTTGAATCTTTCTATAATAGGTGTTCCTTCATATAAATCTATTGAAGAAAATTCATAGCGCCCTGATGCATCATTTCTAATACCAACATTTTCTGATAAAGTATAAAATGAATAATCAACTCCCGAAATCGTAGATGTAAAGGCAGTAAATTTAGGAATACTTATTGTAAGTCCAGTGTTGTTACCAACCGGCACTATCATAGAAATATTTGCTTTTGCAGCTGTACGAGAAATTGGAAGATAACCATAATTATTAGCAATTGATACAACACTGTCTCTCTTGCTTGCAGAATCAAGAAACATTTCATTTATTGCAAGATTTGTATACATGGCATTATAATGTGTATTATATGCCAGAATATCGAGCAATACACTTAGTCCAGAACCATCAAAATCATAGTCAGTGAACTGGTCTTGACTCTTTAGAAATTCTTTTAGATTTGCCTTGATTAAATCAAAGTCAAGATCTGAAACATTTATTTTATTAGCCATTATCGAGTTCTTTCCAAGAATAGGTCAACACTTATAGGAGTGCTGGTGTTGACAATTGAAAAAACGATAGTAACATAAACACCATTGTTATCAGGACTAAGCAGTACTGAAACGTCTAATAAATTTATTCTAGGTTCATATGTTGTAATTACATTCGTTATTGTTTTCTTTATAGTTGCTTTAGTTATAGGCGTCATTGGTTCAAAAAGCAACGACATAATCTGTGATCCCACTTCACTTCTGAACGGTCTCTCAAAATTCTTAGTCATAATAAGATTTTTTAGAGATTGTTTAATAGCATTCTCGTCGTATTTGCGAGAAATATCTTTAGACACAGGATTTGCAGCAAATGCCATGTCTATATCTGAAAATGTGCGAGTATTTTTAGCCATATGATTATTTATTCCTCATACTACCAAGACAAATTGACCAAAATCGCCAATTCTTTTGTGATCTCTCATCGTAAACACTTGTTGTTTAGATCCAACATATTTAAATGAAACATGAATCCAAACTGTATTTGAGCCCTGATATTCCAATAATAGCTGATTGTATGGAATCACTTTCTGTATTTTTTGGATTGCTTCATAATGACCCTCACGATCAAAATTGGGAATAACGATATCTGCAGCACACCCTAGATAATGATCTGAAGTTTTTGATGAACCTACGACATCTTCAGGACGTCTAAATCCAGAAGTGATTACCATGTTTGGATAAAGATTACGTATTGGTTCTAAACAATTTTCCGCTAAACCTTTCAAATTACATACTATTTCCTGTATACTAAGTCCTTGCTGTGCAATAATAGGTCTACTATTATTTTTAGTAAGAGCTGATAACGTGAAATTTTTAGAAAGTATAAAAGATGGTTCAAAAGTCTCTTTCATTGCTATTGCATCGCAGCTCTTATCAAGAGCAACAATCGAAGGAGGTGTCACTTCTTGTATTTCCTGTTGTGTTCCGCTGTCTATTTCTTCTTTCTTAATTGCACCGCTATCTATTTGTCTTTGTAAGTACGCAGTATAATCACCTTCTTCAGGAGTTTCGTACTGCCCCGCAGCAGATGTACTTCTCGTCACAACAGTTAATTTACCTAAATTCGGCATTTGAGCAGACACTTTACTTGCAGGAGCACTTAAGTTTGATGATGAAGCAAATTTTGCTCCACTTGCTATTCTTACTAATCCTCCATCAGCTGACAATATTCCTCCTGCACGAATATCGACTGAACCAGAACCAGAAGCATTTAAAGATCCGTTTGATTTAATATTGACAGTACCACCTTCGATAAAAATTGAATTAGCTTTAAGTTTAAATGATTCTGCGACAGAAGCGTTTAAACTTCCACTTACATTTAAGTTTGCATCATTATAGACGTTAATGTTGGTAGCACCATTTACATTTAAATTCATCGAGTTCTTAACTAAAATATTTTGTGCGCCGTCTACAGTTACGTTTAATGAACCATTAACTTGCACATAGCCATTTCTTTCAAAAATTTCATACCCATCGCCTACTATGCGATTAACGCGTGTTCCATTAGCATCTATTTCGCTAAATGTACCGGACTTGTGATAAATATGAATTCTTTCGCTGTTTGGTGTATCGTCGAATTCCAGAACGTGTCCAGATTCAGTTTGCATTACGTGATTGAATGGATATTGCGCATTATAAGGAATAGGTGATTGATCCCAAGTGCTTCCATTTGCAGTCGAAACATTTTTAAGTTGTGCTGCTTCTTTCTTATATACAATAGTCTTATTAATCTCTTCATGACGCGCGAGTCTATTTGTATCAGGTTCATTAAAATATAATGGATATTTTCTATTTGGATCTGCAAACCCAATAGTACTTGAAGAAGACTGTGTTGCCACATTATTCAAATCAGCATCATTTTGTATTTGCTCTGGCAATTCGCCTGCAGAATTTGGAACACCATTCTTTAAAAATAAATCTTTTTCTGAAGATCGGCGTTTTACAAGACCTGCTAATTCCACTCCTCCAGCTTTAGTCCATTGCAAAAATCCAGCAGCTGCATCTAAATATTTTCCAGAATTTAAATCTTTAAACATTGTCGATTTTGTTAAATTTCCTGCGCCAAGATTATATGTAAAAGAACAAAGCGCATCGAACATAGACTGTGTTATCAAAGCGCGCGTGTTGGATTTTACTGCAGGAACAAAATCTGTATTAAGATCATCGATTAAATACTTTTCAGCCTGTTCTACAGTGATTGTCATTCCAGGCTGAACTGGCACACCATTTATTCGTGTCGTTCCATAACCTATAGTCCAAACACCAACTGAGTCTTGATAGGACGTTAAGCGTAATCCCTCATATCTTTTAATAAGTGATACACATTCAGAACTTGGGGTAAACTCTATAGCTCTTTTTAATTTGTTTGTGTTTTCTAAAGTAACTTCAGTAGTGCTTGTAGTAACTGGATTTCCAGAAGAATCTACAACTGCATTACCAGAACCATCTAATAAAACATTTGACTGCGTATTAGTCTCTTTTATTTCACTGTCTATCTTAATCTTTATAGTAGTATCATCTACTGTTAAATTTTCAGAAGAGCTCTGTGGAATTCCGCCTATAGATCCAAGTATTATAGGATATTGCTTGTCATCATCTTGAAACATTACGATAACGCTAGTACCTTCAACTAATCCAAGAGGCGTAGTCCCTATTCCTGATAATGCAGCTGAAGTTATCGGCTGCATTGGAATAGCCCAAGGTAAATCGTGTGTAGGTAACTTTATAGTATCATGAGTATGCAAACCTATAACTCGTACTTTACATCTTCCAAGTTTTAAAGGATCATTGCGATTTTCTATAATTCCAATGTATAACATATTATTCCATTACCGATTCTTTAGAAAGCTCCATAATACACGTATGATTTTCTCTTGAAATAACGTGATTAATAGCAGTTACTATAAAATTGCCCGAATATGCTGAATCAATAAAACCAGAAGCTCTATCAGTATTAGCTTGATCTGTTTGAGTTATAACAGTTGGTTTTGGAACTTCTACATAGACTTTTTGTCCAACCGTATAATCAGTTCTACCAAAAACATTTATCTCAATAATACATGATCTTATTAAATTGATTTTCGAATTTCTTTCTTGTTGTATTGTAACTGTACTCGTATCTGCGTATCCATCATGACTAGCATAGTGCTTCACTTCATTAAACACACGATTAATAGAAGCTATTGGCTTCATATCAGTATAAAGTGGTAATTTGTTTAAGTGAGCACTACTTGAAAATTTCGACAGCGCATCGTAGTCTTTCGCCATGTACTTCTTTTTCACAAAATCGTATGAGTATAATCTAGAAGAATAAGCACCGCTATTTGTAAATTTTAAAGCATCAAATGGTACTCTAACTTTAAATTCTAATATTCTCTGATAATCTCTTTCAATATTTCTAATAGAAGTATTTACATAGGTGTCTCTCGTATAATTATCTTTTATAAACTTTTGATATGTTTCTTGAGTATAAAGACTTTCAAGACTTTTGAAATTAAAACCAGATCTATTTTCAAAAAACAAGTATGATGCGTTTCCGTCTTTGCTAATAGCACTGTTAGCTAAAAAATTCATGTTCTTAACTGGCGACCAATAGTTAGAAATGTATTTTATAGAATTTTTAGTGGGTTCAATGTTGTATTTCTTTGTACTGTTAAGGCCATCAGATCCCAAAATCTGTTTTGCTATATCAGCAATATTTCCTTTATAAGGTTTAGAATGTCGAGTATTTAAGTCATAAAGTGCTTCATAGGAAATACAATTCAATGTGTATGCTACATTTCTGTCAGTAAGAAGTTGTCTATCACTTATCTTATAGATGTAGTATTTGCCTTTAAAAAAAGTATTTTCTTTTTCAAAGCTTGGTGTTGCGATTTCTAAATTTAATACTTCTTCTCCGCGTAACGGTAGAGCATTGATAAAGTCTTGAGATTCTCTTACTGTAATAGATAAAGAAGTAAATGACGAAAACATATCTTCATATATCTCAATTCCAATCAACTGATTGGTGATGTCAACTCTATATTGCGCAGACGACACTATTTCCAAGCGACGAATATTTACATCACCTGCAAATCTTATACTCTCAGTTGGAGAAATACTCATATAATATCTTTAAATTCTTTTACTAATTGTTCTACTAATGCAGGGTCAACAATTTTAATTCTACGTTTAGACTCATTTAAAGCAAACTCATAATCATAATTCGTAGTAATCGTATACTGAGCTGGAACAGTGCATGACACTACTTCAGCAAATGTGTTTTCACCTAAAATTGTTACAGTCTCATTAGGTTGAAATTTGCCGTGTCTCAAAGAAACTTCTATCTGCACAGTAATACTATTTGAAGCAACAAGAATATTATCAATTCTGGCTTGATATTCATTGACCACACTTTCTAATACTTTCCCTTCAGCCATCATCCCGATTCCGCCGCCTTCTAATTCAGAATCACGAAGAGTGATTATATTAATTCCTTCTTTGATAATTCCATTTACTTTATAATCATGAACATGATATTTCTTATCGCCGTATTTTTTGTCTATGTGAGTATCTAATTCTAACTGAGTCAACGGAAAGTCATTAATATAATCATAACGTTGATTAACTAACATAATAACCCAATGGTAATACGGAGTACCATATATTTTTTCTGATATGATTTCTGGTGTTTCACCTTCACCTATATCGTAATAATCATACACTAATATATTTTCAAGAATCTGTTTGCGCAATCTTACATTTCGTGTGATGTCAGTAACGATTTTATAATCTACACCATTTGGTAGATCGAAATCGTATACTATTTTTGGAAAGTTTGAAAAATACATTATAGACCTTCCGCAATAAGTTCTTTAGTGAGAATCGTAAGTTCTTTAAATGTCATCGATACATTTATCTGTGTAGGACGACCTTCTTTGAAAGTTGAAAAATTACCATTAGGTGTATAATTAACATTTAATTCAGTTAAAACACAAGAAGTATGTCGATGAATATTTAGATTTTCTTCGCCATTATGGTAATATTCTAGATCAAATTCAGATGGATATAAAAACAAGAAATTATTGGTGTCCTTATACTCAGGATGCATGTGGTATTTAAATGCTTTTATAATATCATTGACATTGTTGGATTCTTCTGCACTTCGTGGAGCAAATTGGTATTCCATAGTGAATGTACGAAAATCTACACCCTTAAATATTTGTTCTTTCATAGGATTAGGTGCAAGACCTGTAAGAGCTGACATAGCACCGGCATTTGGTCCACGCGTTAAAGCTACATTTGCTACTATTGACGATATACCTTTTGCTCCCTGCACAAATGCTGCTTGAGCTGCAGAAATATTTGGATTTTTATTAACCAGTGCGTCAGTAGCAGATGATAATGCTCGTCCAATTGTTTCGCCACCCTGCAATAAAGCTTGAAGACCAAATGTTTCTTCATCAGCCCAACCTGCTCCATATCTGATTGTCAGTTGATTTGGTACGTGAAGAGCTATCACAGCCTTTAATCTTTTTTGAGGACGAGAAAATACTGAATTCTTAGTATTTGCTGCAACTGATGCAGCTCCAGCAAGTCCAGCCATAGCTCCTAAAATTGCTCCTTTTGTTCCACTCCCAGCAGAACCTACAGTTTGAGTTATAAGTCCTGTGACTCCAGCAGTTTCTGCCATTTGAGCTGCAACTACAGCTTTCTCTGAATAATCTCTACCAGCCAACTGTTTTTTAATTCTCTGAGAAATATCTACGTCAACAAATTCATTCATGCGGTTAGTGTTATCAGGATTTTCAATCATTTTAGAGTCGTTGTTCACGTTGATGTAAAATACGACATAATTGCCTCCGTATGCATGTTGCGTTCCAGTGGGATCATTAATAGTGCTCAATCCAATCAAATCTGATGGATATTGATAATTATCTACTGTGTACTTTTGCTCGTTTATGAAACGCTTTATTTTGTACTTAGATTCTGGAACGGCTGACAGAGAATATGGTGAAGCCATGTAAGTTCCTATAAATAGTTAATAGTATACTATACTTATTTATTCATGTTTCACAAACGAAAATTCAAACCGACAAATCCTCAAAAATACATAGGAGATTATACAAACATCATAATGAGATCGAGTTGGGAAACTAAATTCGCTATATGGTGTGATAATAATCCTTCTGTATTAAAGTGGAGTTCAGAAGAGACAATAGTACCCTATATCTCTCCAATTGACAATAGGGCACATAGATATTTTATAGATTTTAAGATACAAGTAAGAAAAAACGATGGAAGTTTAAAGACATATTTAGTGGAAATTAAACCCGATTCACAAACGAGACCTCCTCAAGCTCCTTCTCGAAAGACAAGAAAGTTCATTCAAGAAGTCATGACTTGGGGCGTAAATGAAGCAAAATGGAAAGCTGCTTCTAATTATGCAAAAGATAGAGGATGGGAGTTTTTAATTTTAACTGAAAATCACTTAGGAATCAAATGACAAGTATGTTAAATGTGTTCGAAAAACACAAATACGATCCTTCTATAGTTACAAAGTCTAGAACATGGTTTAGACAGCAAGCTCTATTGCTTCGTAAAGAAGGAATTAGAGCTAATAATATGTATCAGCATTCTGGAACAAACGTAGGATACGTAAAACCCGGAAATATGTACATGTTCTTTTATGATCCTAAAACTAAAGATAAGCTTCCTCATTATGACAGATTCCCATTAGTTTTCCCCTTTGCAAGAACTACTGAAGGGTTTATGGGTTTAAATCTTCATTATTTATCTTATCGGTTTAGAATAGTTCTTTTAGACAATTTATTGCATTTTAAAAATACAAAAGGATTAGATGAAAACACCAGATTGAAAATGTCTTGGAGTTTACTAAAAGGAATTTCAAAGCATCGGCTAGTAGAACATTGTGTAAAAAGCTATTTAAACGAACATCTTATGACACAACTAAAAATAATAACACCTATAGATTGGACTACAGCTTTAATGATGCCAGTTGAAAGCTTTGCAAAAGCAACTCCTACACAAGTATGGAAAAATACTGGAGGATTTTAATGCCTAACACTTTACAAGATTTCATAGAAACAATAAAAACAAGAGGTACTGCTAGATTAAATCGATTCACAGTTCAGATTACAAATCCTGCTACTATCGATGTTAAAGATCAAATTTTAGTAGAATTATATTGTGAACAAGCAATTTTGCCAAGTATAAGTTTTGCTTCTCAACCAGTCAGAACATATGGTGAACAACGTGAAGTTGTATATGATAGAACATTTGAAACCTTATCTCTGACATTTATTTTAGATACACAGTTTATAATTAAAGAATATTTTGATAGTTGGATGAATAAGATAATTGATCCTGGAACTAGACTTTCAGGATATTATGAAGAATATGTTCGAAATATGAAAATTATAACTCAAGACACTAATAATAATAATACATATGAAACTCAAATATACGAAGCATATCCAAAAACAGTTGGTGCTATAAACTTAGATCATAATTCGAAAGATATCGCCAAATTACAAGTAACATTCAATTATAAGTATCATACGAATAAGAGATATAATACTCTATCTAATAATACTTCAATACCAAGATTATACTATAATGATTTTACACAATTCCAACAAATTGTTAATAGCGCATTGGCAACTAATCAAATTGAACGTCAAGGTCAAATAACTGGACGTGGAATTCCTTCCGAATATATAAATGGTTGATTTTTATGAATATTGATGATAAGTTAAGTGAAATTTTTAGTACAGCTCCAATTGAAAAACAAGAAACATTACCTGCATCTATTGAAGAAGTGTCCTCAAATAAAGACTTAGAAACAGACTTCGAAGTATCACGTAGTAATTTACATTTGTTATTAAGTCAAGGACAAGATGCTTTATATCATGCTTTAGAAGTTGCAAAACAAAGTGAACATCCTAGAGCTTTTGAAGTAGTAGGAGGTTTAGTAAAACACTTATCAGATGTAAATGCTCAATTAATACATCTGCATAAACAAAAACAAATGGTAGAAGCTCCATCTAAAAAAGAAGCTTCTGTTACAAATAACAATGCTATTTTCGTGGGTAGTACTAGTGAACTTAGCAAAATGCTTAATGATTTGAGAAAAGGAAAATAAACATGGCTTTACCAATGGCAAATACACCGCGATATAAATTGACAATACCTTCTAGCGGAAAAAGTGTAACATACAGACCATTCTTAGTTAAAGAAGAAAAGGCCCTATTGATAGCGCAACAGAGTGAAGATTCTGAAACGATGATTACGACTTTAAAATCAGTTATCGAATCATGCATACAAGATCCGATAAAAGCAAGTGATCTAGCAATATTCGATATAGAATACATCTTTACGCAGATCAGATCAAAATCAGTAGGTGAAATAGTCAACTTAGTGTTAAAGTGTGATGAATGCGAAACCGATAAAGCATCTGTTTCATACGAAATAGACTTAACTAAGCTAAAAGTAAATATTCCAGAAGGGCACGATAAAACAATTCCTTTATTTGGAAATGTTGGTGTTATAATGAAATATCCTTCTCTAGAATTACTTAAGAAATTAGAAAATGTTAATACAAGTGATGCAGAAGCAATCTTCAATATCATAACATCGTGTATTGATTCAGTATATGATTCAGAGCAAATATATTCGGCAAAAGATCATAGACCTGAAGAAATGAGGCAGTTCGTAGATAACTTGACACAAGAACAATTTATGAAGTTACAGAAGTTTTTTGAAACTATGCCAAAGTTAGAAGAAAAGGTTTCTTATAAATGCCCTGTGTGTAGTAAAGAACACGAGAAGTATATAAGAGGACTAGACTCTTTTTTCTAATTTGTTTATATCATGATAATTTGCAAAATTACTATAAAATGAATTTTGCGCTTATGCAGTATCATAAGTACAGTCTAGGGGAAATTGAGGATATGATTCCCTTTGAAAGAGAGATTTATATTTCTCTGTTGATTCAGTATTTGGACGAAGAAAAACAACGATTAGAAGCACAAAAGAGTAAATAAAATGGCCAAAAAAACTAATATCACAAATGTCATAAATGTCAATACCGTAGGGCAAGAAAGTTTTACTGCTCTTCTTGACGTTCAGAAAAAATCAGTCGAACATTTAGACACGATATCATCAGCGCTCAAACAATCGCTTATAGCTCAGCGATCATCTGTTATAGAACAATTAATTATAGCTAGAGATTTTCATACACAAACGCAGATATTTAAAGATATTAGTAAAACGCTTGAGGATATAGCGAAGTCACTTAAGCTGATGGCTCAATCATCAGCAACTTTAACAAGTGGAAATACGAGCTCTTCTAAGACACCATCGGCTATAGCCACCGTTGGGAAAGAAGAAAAACAAGAAGCACAGCGTTCTCAAGAAGCACAGAAGAGCGTCTTAGTTAAGATTGAAAAGAATACAGAAGGATTGGGTAGTTTAGCGAAAGCATCTAAGCCAGCCGCTGCAGGTGGAGATGGTGGATTGGGATTAGGCTTAACTGCACTAGCGGCTGGGCTGGGTGTAGTCGTAGGTGCAATGAAAGCACAATTAGATACAATAAAGTATTTTTCAAAGTTACTAATGCCAACCTTGGGAGCACTGTTTGATACAGTAAAGTATTTTTCAAAGCTAGTAGTACCAATCTTGGGAGCAGTATTTGACGCAATAAAATATTTTGCAAAGTTATTAACTCCAGAATTTGTTATAACAAAAGCGCAAAAAGCAATAGCATCTTTTGCTGCCGGTATTAGTATGTCTTATGACTTATTGAAACTATCAATAAGTGAAAAGCTTTCTTCTATAACAAAAATATTTGATAACATAGTAGATACTATGAAAGTTGCTATATCAGAAAAGCTTTCTTCTATAACAAAAGTATTTGACAGCGTAGTCGATACTGTGAAAGTTACCATATCAGAAAAGCTTTCTTCTATAACAAAAATATTTGATAACATAGTAGATACTATTAAAGTTACCATATCAGAAAAGTTCCCATCTATAGCAAAAATATTTGACAACATAGTAGACTCGGTGAAGGGATTCTTTACTCTCGCATCTGAAGAATCTACGATAGCAAAGTTCATTAAAAATATAATGTCTGGCTTAAATGTGATTATAGAGCCATTCGCAGATGCATTTAAAATCGTAAGAGAATTTTTCAGTGGACCAACTTCTGCTGTGTTTGAAACTATAAAAGGAATATTCTCGACTATAGGTAGTACATTCGATGATTTTGCAAAATTATTCTCTACTGTCGCAAAAGTAACTTCTAAATTATTAGTACCTTTAAATATTATAATGACTCTCTGGGATACCGTCAAAGGTGCTATTGAAGGTTACGAGGAAGAAGGAATAATTGGAGGAATAAAGGGCGCAATAAAAGGATTCTTCAACTCACTGATATTTGGCCCAATTGATATGATCAAAGATGCTATGGCGTGGGTATTAGGATTCTTTGGATTTGAAAATGCTAAAGAAACTCTTAAGTCATTTAGTCTACAAGAAATGTTTAAAAGCTATGTTGATATGATTTTTAGTCCTATTGACACTTTTAAAGCTATAGTTTCTAAAATTAGTGACTTTTTTTCTGTATTTAGAGGCTTAGAAATACCTGGATTTGGATTTAAAATTCCCGATTGGATTCCAAAGATCGGAGGCAAAGAATTTAAATTCGGCCCTTGGTATCCATTCGGCAAAAATATGACACAAATGGTTGATGGAGTAGTAGGAGATATCACTAAATCTCAACAGGATAAACAGGATGCAGAGTCTGCTAAAATTGTACAAGCTACTAAGTTCCTAATGTCTGGCAACAAAGGATCTGATAATCAAATTATTAGTCCCGAAGAAGTTAATGCTTATAGACCAAATAATTCTGACTTAGTTAGAGCAGGAACTAATCAAGTTAATGCTCTTCGTGAAAATAAAGCTGGTGGTGCTACTACTGTCGTTGCTCCCGCAATTAGTACTGTCAACAATAGACAAACACAAGTTGCAAGAATAGAAGCACCTATAAGAAATAATGATTCAACGTATGATCGCTATATGTATGATCGCGTTGGTTGGTAACTATCCTTTCCAAACGACGATACCATCACTTATTTGTCTTATTTCATAATCTGAAATCTTCCAGTTGTTCATATCACACACTCTCTTGATATGCTCAACACCCAGTGATAGTACTTTGAACTCACCAATTTTCTTGTTGTCTTTGTAGACTTCATATAAAATCTTATTGCTCATCTAGACCTCTAAAATAAAAAGGAGAGCTTAGCTCTCCTCGTATCCACACTTACGTGGATGCTTCACTCTTCCATAGCAATTTTCTTAAAGTAACTCATTGCTTCTTCGTCGTCGTCATCTTGAGAAATAGTGAC